GTCCAGCCAAAGCCAAGCGCTTTGGTTTCCGGTATGAACCAGGCATGGGTGTCAAGAGTGGGAGCCCGACAACAACGCTCCACAACACGATGTACAACGGCTGTGTCGAATATACGGCGCTCCAATTTGAGCACCCCGACACAGAACCTGAGGACCTGTTCGGACTAATTGGACCGAAGTGCGGTGACGATGGCCTTGCGAGAGCAACCATCCAGAAAACAGTCAACCGCGCCGCCAAATGTTACGGACTCGAACTTAAGGTTGAGAGGTACAACCCAGAAATGGGTTTGTGCTTCCTATCCCGTGTGTTTGTGGACCCACTCAACACTCCAACGACGATCCAAGACCCGTTGCGCACTCTGCGAAAACTGCATTTAACAACACGTGACCCCACAATACCCATAGCTGATGCGGCTTGCGACCGCGTCGAAGGCTACCTCTGTACCGATGCGCTTACGCCACTCATTAGTGACTACTGCAAAATGGTACTACGACTATACGGGCCCAAAGCTTCAACTCGCGAAGTTAGGGATGCCCGGCGTAGCCGGAATAAAGAGAAGCCCTATTGGATGACTTGTGATGGATCATGGCCACAACATCCGCAAGACGCCCATCTGATGAAACAAATCCTTGTCTCCCGTACTGGTATCGACGAAGACACAGTCGATAAACTCATTGGGCGTTTTGCCTCAATGCAGGATGTGGAGGAGCCGATCACTCATGACAGCGAAGAGAGTACCGTTGCTCATACGATCGATGAAGAAGGCGTCGCGCCAGGCTCCGTGGACGCATCGTTACCAATGCTTAACGATGCCAAGCAAACTCGCGCTAATCCAGGAACTTCCCGACCGCATTCAAACCGCGGTGGAAGTGGCACTCGGGATGAGTTACCAAGACGCGCCAAACAAGGTGCGAAGGGACCTCGACAACCTGACGGCTTGCCTAAACAAGGCAAGGCTAACGGTCAGTCGAATGGTAACGTCACTGCTGGAAAAACCCAGCGTGACGGCTTACCTAGAGGGAAGGTCCCTGCCGGAGGAAAGACCAACGCTCGAAGAGCGCCTCCGAAAACTGGAACTCAGCCAGGGGCTCCAACCAACCGGAAGTGAACCTGCCCCCGCAAATTCGTGAGTGGCTCCTTAGGAGCACTCACACCCGTTCTAGG